ATTTACGGCGAGGACATCGACTCGCTGTCTGATTCAAACACAACAAACACGATTTTGAGCCGTCACCCCGACGTTTACCTATATGGCTCATTGTCGGCTGCGTATCTGTACTTGATGGATGAAACGCGGGCGGCACAGTACGACGGGCTCTTTGGCCGAGCGATTGCTGAAATCAACAACAACAATGACAAGGCTTATTACAGTGGAACGCTGTCAATGAAGTCGGACTATATGGCTTAAGTAGAAAGGCTAAAAAATGAGTTTCTCAGATTATTTAGAAACGGAAGTCTTGGAGTTTGCCTTTACGACTTCTGGTGGCACACGCCCAACCGCCTGGTACCTCGCGTTGTTTACGGCGGCACCATCGGACAGTGGTGGCGGCACTGAGGTATCTGGTGGTGGTTATGCCCGTCAGTCAGTTACGTTTACTGTGAGCGGAAACACGGCAACAAATTCTGCTGAAATTGAGTTCCCTGTCGCAACTGCAAATTATGGATCAGTCACACATGTCGGTGTTTTTGATGCGTCATCTGCTGGGAACCTTTTGGCTCACGCGGCATTGACGTCATCCAAAACAATAGAAACGGGCGATGCATTTAGGGTGCAAGCCTCAGAGTTAGACATAACGCTGAACTAGGGCGCGACGAATGGGTTACGGACTAGGTTTATACGGCTCCTGGGCTTACGGGGTTACAGGGACTTATAAAGACGGCACTGCGTCTATAAATACCGTGTCTTCTACAAGTTCTAGCCGTGTTCGTGTTCGTGACGCATCAATCAACATATCTGCGACAAGCCAAACAAGCGTGAACTATGAGAGAGTAGTTCAGCGTAGCATACCAATTTCTGCATTGGCAGATATGACACCCATTGGTGCGGTCAATGCGTCAGGTTCTGCCACCGTTGCAGCGGCAATGTCCGCTAGTGCGGGTGCAATCAGGGTTGCAAGTTCAAGCGTGTCAATCACGCCGTCTTTGAGCGTCACTAATTCTGGTGAGCGTATACGAACTGCGTCAGCGACTGCATCACCGAGTGCGGCTGTATCAGCCTCCGCAGTTTTTATAGCTAATGCGTCCCCAACTATTGCTGTATCGGCGTCAGCATCTATTACGCCAAACCGCATTCAAATGGCGACTGCAAGTACATCAGTTGCCGCAATTATAGCAGCGACAGGGCGTTTACTCTGGGAGCCAGAGCTGGCTGATGGCGAAACATGGTCTGAGCAAGCGATTGGCACAGAGACATGGACAAATGTAGCCGCAGGATCAGAAACGTGGAGCGATCAGTCAGTGGGATCAGAAACTTGGTCAGATATAGCAGACTCGTCAAACGCCTGGAGTGAGGCTGCATAATGGTTACATATACAACGACATATAATCTTGCAAAGCCTACAGTTGCCGATGATGAGGATACGTGGGGCGGCTTTTTGAATGGGAACTTTGACACGCTTGAGAGCTTGTTGAAGGGTACGACTGCGCTCACATCTTTGAACCTTTCTGGAAACATTACGTTTGGAGATGGCGATAGGGCAGTTTTTGGTGCAGACAGCGATTTACAAATTTGGTTTGATGGCACTCACTCACGCATTGAGGATAGTGCAACAAACGCTGGCGACTTATATATTCGCGGCAGTAATAACTTGCGCTTGCAGACTTGGGATGGGGTGTCATCTTGGCAAAACGCTATTGTTTTGGACGATGCTGGTGCAGCAGAATTGTATCATGACGGGACTATTACTTTAACAACGAGCAGCAGCGGTATTGACGTAACTGGCACTGTCACGGCAACAGACCTGATCCTTGATGGCGGCACTAGCAGTTCTGTGTTCCTTCAAGACAGTACGGCAACAAACGGCTATCAGCTTCGTGCAAATGTGAGTTCGTCTGTTGATGGTGGTTTGCTTGTTGAGGACTTGTCAGGTACAAACATTGCTCGTTTTCAAAACAACGGCGACATCAACTTCTACGAGGACACAGGCACGACTGCCAAGTTCTTCTGGGATGCGAGTGCGGAGAGCTTGGGCATTCAAACAACAAGCCCCCGTGCGCCATTGCATGTGGCTCCTGCGGGTGCGGCATCCGACAACTTCAATGTTCTTGTAAGCCAGTTTAGGCCAAACATTGTCTTAGAAGACCTATCCACCAGTGCGACTGATTGGCAGTTGTTTGCGGATGGTAACGAGCTTCAGTTTAGATACGGTGATGCATCTACTGACACTAAGTTGGCGAATAGCAGTATGTCTATTCAAAACGATGGCACTGTTATTATTGATGCGGCTACTGACGAAGACCTAATTTTACGAGGCACAAGTCCTTATATTCGTTTTCAAGAGGGTACGACAGCAAAGGCTTATATTCAGTGGAGCAATGCTGGCTTTTTATACTTACGCAATCAGGAGGATGGGTCTGGCGTTCGTATTAGGGATGACGTTGAGTTTACCCCAGATGGAACCAACTGGTACGATATATGGCATGCAAACAATGACGGTTCTGGCTCTGGTTTAGATGCTGATACCGTTGATGGTCTACAGGCAACTAGCTTCTTGCGAAGTGACGCGTCAGATAGTTGGTCAGGTACTCTGACAGGCAGCGGGCCAATTACCACATCATCAAGTTACATAGAAGCAGGTCGTGGCAGCGGCAGTGTTGCCTTGAGTATTAACGATGGGTATGGCAATGCAAACTTAACATTCAACCACAGAGCTGGTGTTCCAGATGTAAACGGTCAATCTGGACGAATTGAAGTTAATGTTGACGGTACAACTGGTGAAGGCGTGATGTACTTTGAGCTAAGTTCTGCGCCAGTTACCTCGGGACAAGCTGTGGGGCTTGAAACAGGTTTGACAGTTGCACATGATTATATAGAAGTGCCATATAGAATACGGCATCAGGGCGACAGTGATACTTACATAGAGTTTGCTAATAACACTATGAATTTTCGCACGGCCAACGCCCATGAGATGCAAATAACTAACAACGGCGTGTTGCTTGTAAATAGTGCATTGCACGAGGATTATGATGCCCTATCAGGTACGTCTGTTACGGTTGATCCAAATACAGGTGGTGCGTGGTCATTAACAATGACGGGCAATACAACATTTACGTTTGGTGTAACGGTGAACAACTACAGCACTGGTATCATAATCCAGCTAACAGGCAACGGCGGCACAGTCACATGGCCTACATCTGTTGATTGGGCTGGCGGTACTGCGCCTGACGCACCAGCTTCTGGTGAAACTGACATTTACGTTTTCTGGACACGCGATGGCGGGACTACATGGTACGGCGTTCAATCCATAGACGCGGCGGCATAAGGCATAAGACATGATAACTTTTGGCGAATGGCTCCCAGATCAGTCTGATCTGAATAGCAGTGGCGTGACTGTTGCCCAGAATGTTATTCCTGGTGCACGTGGGTATCGGCCATTCTATGGGTTGTCTGAGGTAAGTGGCGCAGCGACTAATCGTTTGCGCGGAATTTATGCGACCAAAGACGACAGTAACACGGTTTTTGTTTTCGCTGGCGATCAGGGTAAACTCTACAAAATGAACAACGGCACTTTTGCTTTAGCCGACATAAGTGACACTGGTGGTTACGGAATGTCTGGTGAGGAGCAATGGAAGTTCGTTAAGTTCGGAGATGACGTAATCGCGGCAGGAAGCGATAGCGACACTTTGCAAAAGTTTACCGTTGGGACTGACACAGCGTTTTCGGCTATTTCTGGCGCTCCGGCAGCGAAATACATGGCAGTTGTAAGAGATTTTGTTGTGACGGCCAATGTCGCATATTCTAGCAACACTTATCGCTCTCGTGTGCGTTGGTCGCAGATCAATGATGCAACCGCGTGGACAGTAGGTACGGCACAAGCGGACGTTCAGGATATTGCTGATGCTGGGCACATAACTGGCCTTGTTGGCGGCGAGTTTGGCGTGGTTTTGCTAGAAAAAGCAATCGCGCGAATGCAGTATGTTGGGTCACCCTTAATCTTTACCTTTGAAAAGGTAGAGACAGGTCACGGTTGTAATTATCCAAACTCTGTTGCAGCACTCGGCCCAACACAAGTTTTCTACTTGGCTGATGATGGTTTCTTCTTTTTCAACGGCAGTCAGTCCGTTCCAATCGGCGCAGAAAAGGTAGACAGCTTTTTCTTTGATGACGTCAACTTCAAGTACATTGATCGCCTCAGTTCAGTGATTGACCCTGAAACTCAGACCGTGATGTGGTCTTATGCAGATCGGGAAAGCACTGGTGAGCCTAATCGCATACTTGTCTACAACTATGCGGTGCAAAAGTGGTCAATTATCCATCTTGAGCATGAATTTTTGGGGTCATCACTCACGCCAAACCTAACGCTTGAAGCGCTAGACAACTTAAGTTCAAGCATTGATGCCTTAGATACATCTTTAGACTCACGGTTCTACGCTGGTGGGTTTTTCCAGTTATCCGCAAGCAAGGATAAGAAACTGCAAACGCTCACGGGTCAACCGTTGGATGCGGTGATCGAAACACAGGAGTTTGAGGGCGCTAATATGCGCAAGTCTTTGCTGAGAGGTGTGACGCCTTATGTCACTGCGCGGGATGTACCTCCGACAATTTCTATACAGGTAAGTTCACGTAACAAGCAGATTGACCCTATTTCATTTGGTGCAGAGGTATCGCTGAATGACGACAACAACTGCCCTGTCCGTTCTAACGGACGTTATCACCGAGTGCGAGTGAACGCGAGTGGCACTTGGCGGTACGCGCTTGGTGTTGATGTTGATGCTGTAGCGCTTGGCAAACGATGACAGAAATTAATTATATCAAGCTGCCAGCGAGTGGCGGTTCACCAAGGGAAACGGCAAACGTCGTAAATCTTTTGGTGGACGGAAAGATTAATGCAGCGGGTGAAGTAACACTTGCTGCAAGTGCGGCTACGACTACGGTGACTGATTACCGCGTCGGGTCGGAGAGCGTGATAGTCTTCACGCCGACAACTGCAAACGCTGCTGCCGAGCAAGGTGGCGGGACAATGTACCTATCAACGCGGGCAAAGCAGAGTTTCACAATAACTCACGCCAACAACGCACAGACGGACAGAACGTTTATATATATCGTAATCGGATG